ATACGCAGCTTGGTCGTAAACGCATTCGCATTGTCCACGGCGAGTAACGCCAGTGTATCTAACCCTGTGGTCCACGGTGTTGTCGTGATCGTCAATGTCAACGCTGCGACTGTGGCAACCACAAATGTTCCGTTGTGATCCCCTGTCGCAGAAGCTCGAATCGTGATCTGTCCACCAACAATGTATCCGTCTGTCAGGAACGATCCTGTCGCACGAGTAATTGTGTTGTTCGCTGTGAAGTTCAACGTATCGGCATTACCCAACTCTTCGAAGAATTTCACGGCTTCGTTTACTGGTCCTGTAAATGCGTAGTCAACGGAACTGTCAACTGCTGGTTGATTTCCGAAGGCATAATACGCCAAATCCAAAGAATCTTCGAACGATCCTAAGGTTGTGACATTAAAATATTTTCTGATTGTGTTGTTTGAACTATCACGTTCAAACCATCCTGCGTTTCTCACGAGTAGTCGTGACCGGATCTCTGTTGGTCCCGCTGTCGTATCTTCGAGTCTCCATCCGTTTGAATTACCAGATGGATCAACTCCATATTCCCATTTACCAGCGTCGAAGTCGATACCAATCATCGGGAACGGGAACGCAATCAGATCTGTGTCATTCTTCCACTCTTCTTTCATAAACGAGTGCAGGGCAAGCTGAGTCACACCGTCAGCACTTAATGTCGAACCTGAATCTTCCAATAGGTAGATCAATCGTGCTGAGGTATCAAACATGACATTTTTCGGTGTCGTGCTTGTGCCGAAGGTTCGAATTGCTTCTGCTCCTGCATTGATCGGGGCGGTTGCGCCGAGTTTTGTGCAGGGCAAGCTTGACGCTGTCGGTGAACCTGTTGCTTCATACAGTCCATTATTACCTGCTACGGAATGGTCTCGTACCTCAAACCAATCCCCAGCGTTTAACGCAGGAAGTGAAGCTGCACCAGTAATAGTTGTGGTCTGTCCTGCTGAGGCAGTCCACGCTGCATCTGAAGGCGAAGTCAAAACCCCTTGTGTTAGACTATCGGGATCGGTAATTAAAGCCATCTATATACTCCTTTAAACTAATAGCCCATATTGTAATAGATTGACATCAAGAGTTAAACTTCCTGATGTGTTGAGAAATAACGGTGTATTCGGTTTGAATTCCCAGCCCAAGTTTCCAAAATCAATTCGCAGTTCTGTATCCTGCTGTAGCTCACCTTGCCATCGTGCGTGTACGCCTTCAAATAGGGTCAGTTCCCTCGTGCTTTTTGCACTGATAAATTGAATGGTGTAGATTTTGTACCTGCCAGATGAGGCAGGTAGTAGTTCAGTGAGTCCTGCTGTTGTCACCCTCATTGTCATTGGAGACAGAATGAGCATGCCCACAAGACACCTCGGTTCTTATGACCCTGGTTTGGTCTTTAAAATAATCCTTATGTTGCCCGGCGCGCCGGGGACAAGGTTGTAATGACATCCCACTTCGTTACTCATTCCACTTTCATTTCCGGTATTGTCCACGGCTGTCACTCGAAAGTATTTGTCACCTTCGGCTAACGAACTGGTCAACAGGTATGCGGCGTCACTCCCGCTCGTGGGCTGTGGGACGGTCATAAGGATCAGTGAAGCGTTGTCCACTGTAGGATCAATAGGGGTGTTGGCTGCGTACACGCGATACTCTTTCAGATCCGCTTCTACGCCCATCGTCCATTGTAGGGTTGACTCATCGTTGCAACTGGTATTGGTAGGTGTTTGCTGGGCTTGTGCTGTCGCTCCGCTAATTAGCAATGCTGCGATGAAGATAAACGTAAATAAATGTCTCATGTGTCCCCTTGTCATTAGTTATTCAATAAGGGCCTCCCACAATTGAGAGGCCCTATTTACATATTTACTTACACAACACCTGTGTTCACATTAAACTGAAGTGTCTTGGTTTCCACAGGATACACTCCACCTTTGTTACCGACAACCAACATAACCGCTGTCGGTCCTGCTGCTGTTGCGATAGCCAAGGTTGCTCGAATCCAACGTTTCACACCAGGCACGTTCAACCGAAGTTTAGCGTACAGTGTGCTGTCGTCGTCTGAGTCGGCAATTGTAATCGTGGCCCCCGTAACCAACGCATAGGCATCACCACTACCGTCATCGTCAGAATGTTGAATCGTGACTGTTCCCACGTAGCCAGCCGCTAGGGTATTTGTTGAAATCACCAAGCATGCTTGCTCGTAACCCTTACAATCAATACCCCGGCTGACTTCGGAAGCTGCGATAGCCTCCGCACCCACTCCGGCGAACTGGTACAGGTTTTCAATATCATTGTACTTTGCCATTGTATAAAACTCCTTAATGTTATCTCCATACCGGGCAGGGGAATCCTACCCGGCACTTCGATTATTGTTATCTTACTACCTGCTATTAGGAAGCAGCGTTTTCTGTCAATGATGTCGTCACACCAGTACCCAGGCAGAAAGACTCAGGCCGACGAACTGCAACGTCCACGTCTGTAATCATTCGCACCCATGTTTGGTTGGTGGCAAACGCTGTCCCAGCTTCTTGCGAGGCCAACAGTGTCATGCCCACCCAGTTCGCGATAATCAGATCTGCCCAGTTCGCCATGTACACTTCAGTTTTGTTGGCGGCTGGATCAAGGGTTATCGGAATCTGAGTTGTCGTCGCGAACTTATAACCCAACATTTGGGTTAATTGAGCGTCATCTATAGGATGCAAGACGAACGCACCATCTTGAATTGTGGTGTTGCCTGCACGAACTTTGGACAGGTTCCGTTTGAAGTTCGGGTGCATGGCGAAACCAACATTACCCCGAAGGGCATTCAGGTCAGCCAACTTCCCTTCCATATCATACATTTGTTCCCAACCTGGATTCGAGTGATACCCAGCAACGGCTGTCGTTGCGGCGAAGTCCACTGTCGAAATCCCAGGAGTATTCGCGACACCCAAAGGCTGTCCAGCCACACCTGTACCGCGAAGCGCAGCGAGGTCAAGGGCTTCGGCCATCTGCATAGCCATGTCGTTCCGAACGAGGGCTTCGGCGGAGGGCTGTGACAGGGCCAACAGTCGATTGCTCAATTTCACCATAGCCGCGAGACCTTTAGGGTTCAGAGAAATCTGACCGAGGCCAATTTGGCTATCCTGGATCGTCGCATCTTCATCAACCCAGAACGCACTCGATTTGCTCGTCTGCTTCGGAATCTCAACAGGAATCCCTGTGAGGTCATTCATCATGGTCGCACCCAATTGGGAAACCACGAGGTTGTTGCGGAGAACCTCAATGACACTTTGAATGGCTTGTGTAGGAATCAAGTACCCACCAGCCGAATCCGTACCAGCACTCTGGCCTTTAGCCATAGCTGCATCGATCACTTCTTTTTCATACCCGGCATTTTTCCAGGACTTCGTGGTGATCGCGTTGATGGTTTTAATCAAGCTGAACTTGTCTTTGTCTTTCCCTTCGTCAACGCCAGGGACATTGGCCCAGGCTCGGTCTGCGATGCTCTTTTCGAGTTCGACATATTTGGCTTCGACAGCCTTCAATTGATCTTCCAGAAGAGTCACTTTGCCTTCTGAGTCCTTGGACACTTTTTCTCCGTCAGCCAATCGTTTTTCGATTACAGCGGAAATCTCATCCAACTTTTCTAACATCTTCTCATCCATCTTACTTATCTCCTTCAGTTGTAAAATTAGCTTGCGATCCTTTTTGCACTTTCGCTAACAGTGCCGTCAACGCCGAAGTCAAAGTAGCTGAGTCAGAAGCGGGAGTAGGTTGTTCACCCTCCAAGCTGGACCCAGATTTTGATTCAGGAGCTTCTGCACCCTTACTCAACTTCTCTGCGAACAGAGTGTTGAGCGTGGTCATTGCCGCTTTCGAGAGTTCCACTGTCTCTTGTAACGACACTAACCCTAAAACTTGTTCTTTCAGTTCGGCCACTTCTTTTTGAAGGGCATCACCTTGTTCTTTAGTCATTTCATTGTCCTCATGGTTGGCCTCGGCTTCAATCTTCTCCAAGGCAGATTTGGTAAATTGTTGGATGGTCTGAATCCCCTTCTCACTCACTGCCGCTTTCTCACTCTTCGCCAATGCCTCCATTGCCTTGTAGTAGTCTGCGACTTGCTGTTTTCCGTGAATCCCTGCTGCCAGGGCATCTTGGTGAGCCGGGATAGATACCGCACTCAACTCTAACAATTCTTGCTTGGTGAACCTGAGACCGGACATATCTCCGTCTTTCGTCATAATTGGCTCGAATGCTTTCGGGATAAACCCTACGGATACGGCCTTAAGGAATCCCGCTTCAAACAGCTTAAAGATCTGATCGGCCTTCTCGCTGACCTCCTTCGGCGCAAATTCTACGTCAAATACTAACGAGGTTGCCTCTCTGACGATTTGTTTCACTCTTCCGATGGGTGTGCCACTCGGATCGTGATCCCACAGAAAAACCGGGTTTTTGATGAAATTATCCAGTTCCCATCCGGCGACCTCAATAATGTCACCTGTTCGATCTTCTGTCTCTTTGGTGCCGACGAACTTAATGGTCCGGTTCATCGTATCAATGTGTTTGATAACAGGTGTCCAGACAGACCGTACAACGGTTTTCATGCTTCCTCCATTTTGCCTATAGTGATTTGTAGTGTGTAGACTCACTTCTCAGGCATGTTTTTTATTATTATGATCAAAACGGTACATATAGATCAAAATAATAAAATAATAAAATAATAAAGTACACTCTACACACTACACTTTCTTGTATATAGTTTTGGAGGTTAACAATTGCTAACCTGTTGATTCTATTCACTACACGAAATGTCGTTTGTAGAGTTACCCCCCTAATTCCTGCTCAACAACGCTTCAGCTAACATTGGCATCGCTTTATCGATTTTGTTGTATAATCTCTTTACTTCCTGCATTGTAGACTCTGTTGATGAAAAGTTCTTAATGAGACACACGAGCATCTCATTGTGAACCATCTGTTGTAGCTCTTTGCAATCGGTTGTGATTACTCTCTCTGCGAGATAGTCCGTTAGTGCGTGTTGCTCACTTTCGTTGTTCAGGACATGACTTTTCGACGTTTCTAACGCTTTAAGCTGTCGGCTCCGCTGTTTAAAGAAAAAGCGTTGGAGCTTTGTTGACAGTAGGGCAATAGCCGCTTTGTTCCCTGGATCTGCTGTCGCGGCGAAAGCAGGGGTAGCTGCGGGGGTTGGTTCGGGCTTGACTGCCTGTCCCTCGTTGGGTTTGGTATCAGTACCAGTTGCAGGCTTCCTAAGTGGATCAGCCCCCGGATTCTCTTGGTTCGGCGGAATCGGTGTTCCATCCGAGTCAACGGCGACAACCTCAACCTGTACAGGTTTGAAGGCTGTATTCTGCCAACCGTTCTCTGGGAGTCCCAAATTCAAGCGTTTGTTGATTTGGTTGGAGGTATACCCCATTTCCCACAGTGATCGGCCCGTTTTAACTTTTTCGTGAAATTCATCTTGTAGTGCATCGATCGCACTGGTATCGAATTCGGCCCAGACACGGCCACCATTGATCTTCGAGAACAATTGTGCCCACAGGTGCCACTCAATCAAATCCATCTTCGGAATCAGGTTCTTCAACCAGAATTCACGAGACTGCATTTTGATAACGGCGAGGTTCGCACCTTCTTCGATAATGCCGACTTCCATCTTCGGAACGCCGAACGCTGCCAGCGTCGAGTCCCGATTCCATTTCTTTTGGTTGAGGAACTCCATATCCTTCTGTGTAAACACAGTCGGCTTGAATTTCGCTCCACCTTCAAGGATCAGCATCTTATGGGCTTGCCCAAGCTGTCCATGTTTGTCATCGTACTGCTTGACCACTCGTTCGAATTCTGGGTCAGTCAGGTTCTGTTCAATCTCAATGACACCAGATGGTGCCCCGCTGTTCGAGAAGAAACTCGAATTGAATGTGTCAGCCAAGAAATCTTGTCGAATCCCTGCTCGTGCTGCTTGGATCGGGCTTAACCCCCTCCATTCGTCATTCGGGTTCCAGAACTTGATGAAAATGATTTCGTGTTTCCTGAATGGGATTTTCTTCCCCCCTTCGGGGTTATCCATCAACCACCCAGCTAGTGTCCCATTCTTGTTCAGAACGGGGTTAAATGGTGTGGCGTCAATGGCAACCATCTCATCGGGTATACTGTTCTCATCTTTTCGTCGCATCACCAGAATCACATCTCCGTTGAGATGGAGCCAGGAGATCAGATCTTCCATGAATTGCCCGAAGCCCTGCTGGGCATTCGGCTTCTCGAAGAAATTCGCGAGTTTGCTGTCCTCTCGCACGACCCCTTGTTTCGTTTGAAACACGAACGGCACTCCGGCGATATTTCGACTGATGGAGTTAATCGCGGCGTACACCCACACGTGAGTGCTGTAGACTTCTTCGTTGGTCGCTTGGCCTCCCATGCCACCTGTGATGCGGTTGATTCGCCCTCCACCTGTCCAAAACTCCTGGTCCGACTGTCTGAACACTGTCGGAATCGATTTGAGCGTTGCCAGGGCTTCTTTGAACCCTGCGGTAATCATGTTCATAGATGACGAATCCTAACATTTGAATGTTCAATAATCAATTCGGTGAATCCCCAGACCATCGCATCCACACGGTCATTCGAAATTTTCAGATCATCGGGGTTGAAGTCAATCATCTGTTCTTCAAGTTTGTGAAATGTTCCAAGATGGAAGATCCGACCTTGCTCGTAG